CTGTAATTGCATCAGCTTCTAAAGTTCCGTCAATATCAGCATTACCTGAAATATCAAGTGATCCTGCATCTAGCTCTCCTGAGATTGTTAAAAGACCACTAGAAGGATTATATGTTAAGCCTGTGTCGCTTTCTGCTCCTTGACTTCCAGTAGCACCATCTACAAAGATTGGATAAACTGTTTCATCTGTGGAGTTATTAGCTGAAATTGTAATGTTATCAGCCGTACCTGTTGTGTCTTGATTAAGAGTGCCTATTACAAAATCTAATGTGTTATCGCCGTCTTCATAAGTAACTGTAATATTTGTTTCTGTGTTAGAACTAACCATAGCTCCAACTGTATCTGCTATATATTCATTTAAAGCTGTACCATCTACAGTTATTGCGTCTGCTTCTAATGTACCATCAATATCTGCATTACCTGAAATATCTAATGTAGTAGCATCTAATTCTCCTGCTACAGTAACTACGCCATCAGCTAATGTTATTAAATCGGTATCATCTGTATGTCCTATTGTTGCGCCATTAATATTTACATTATCTATAACTGCCTGTGTAATTGCACTATTTGTTCCTAATGTTGCACCATCTACTGAACCACCATTTATATCTGCTGTGTCTGCCACTAAAGCATCTGTAGTAACTGTGCCATCAAAATAGGCATCTTTAAATTCTAATGAGCTTGTTCCTAAATCTATATCATTATCTGTAACAGGTACGATAGCTCCATCTTGAATGCGAATTTGTTCTACTGCTGCGCTTGAAACCTCAACAAAAAATCCCCAACGATTATTTGTACTATCAGCTACGATTTTATTTAGAAAATCCTGATCGCCAATAGTATGAATATGACCGCCTTCTCCTGCTGTTCCATCGTGTGAATGTCCTGTAGTGCTGCTTGAAGCATATGAAAAAGCAGTTAGAAGTCTATTAAATTCATCATTAAATAAAGCAGCAGTAATAGTATCCCCATCGGCAAAACTGCTTTGTCTTACATAACTTGTACCCATTGTTATCTCCTACCGGAAGGTCTATAGTCTACATAGAAACCATTTATTGAATAAGGTGCGTTAGTGTCCTGACTGTATATCTTAAAGGCTATATTATGTCCACTTCCTTGTACTGCCTGTCTTGCCATTGGATCGCTTGATGCTCCGAATACTGCTGTACCAAGTGTTGAATCTCCGAAAACTGCCGGAGTTGGTATTGAATCTAATGTATATACAGGTGGTTGTGGTCTATTAGTATCATCAAAATCATATGTTATCTTTAATGTTGGCTGAACTGTTCCTTCAGGCGTAAAAGATATTTTTGCGTAGTGTAATGATTTAAGTGTTCCTGCATCTCCAAAATCTAAATTAGGTGTCTTATATCTTGCATCTATATTTGCTGATGATCCTGCGGGATTAAAATCATTTCCTGTATTATGATTATAAACATAACCATCTTTATCCCCATGATATACTTGTTCTACACTATCATTATCAAAACCAGATGTGAAGCCGTGTGCTTGTATTCCTATTGTTTCAGACCACTCAAATCCTCTAGGTGTTATAGTTCCTATTAAACCTTTTGCGGTTGTACTTGAACCAGAACTTGAACTATAGAATAATCTATATTGAGATTTACTTCTTAGTACTGCACTACTAATTACATATGTATTTATATTAGCAGCTATAGAAGATACTATAGATTGTATTTGTCTAGATACAGAGCTTAACTCTACGTCACCAATACGTGCTGTACCTGCAACTAAACGAAAACCATCAGGACTTAAAAATATTAAGTCACCTCCAATTTCCTGAATGCTGTGTCCATCTAAACAACCTACGTTTTGTGTAATAGGTACAATAGCAATATTACTTGAGTCATTTATGTTTATAAGTTTATAAATACTATTCTTACAAAATATAATTAAATCGCCACGGAAACTTCTTAGTCCTACTACTTGGTCATCTAATACAATACTACCAGAACCAGTAGATGAGAAACTATTTATATCACTTGTACCACTATAGTATATAGTATTTAGTGCTGTGGCTGCTCCGGCAACTACTAAATGTTTATCGTGTATAGTACAAAATTTAGGATAGTGAGTTCCACTAACTGTAACTTCTTCATAAAAGAAAGTTCTATCAGCTAATGCACCTGTGCCTGTCATTTTAAAAATAGCAGGTTTAACTCCAGAACCTTTATCAGTAATTACTATCTCACCATAAGTACTATCGCCTTCATATAAAGCAAAAGTAGCTTGGCCTTGACTTGTTCTAGCGGCTGTACTTCTACCAGTAAACGTAGAGTAGTTATCTCCTGAACCACTTACACTAGAACGATTTATTTGTAACCAACTTGTTCCATCTAAAGTAAAATAGATATTAGTTCCTGAACAAGCAATTACGCCATCACCATAAACAAAAAGCCCTAAAATACTATTAGAGCTATTAGGTCTTGCTGCACTTCCTCCACCATATGAGGTGAAACCATTTATTCTTCTATAGCCCCCATCTGGATCAACTTCAAAGTTCTGTAACTCTGTAGCAAATCCGGGTTGCTCTAGCATTTGAAACTGGTTAAGATTAGTGTTCAGACCGCCTTGACAAGATAAACCGAATGCTTGCATATTTAATCAAACCTAATTCTGTCGTCAGACATATAAGTGGGAACAGTTCCTATTAAATTTTCTCTCATGCTTTTTAATCCTTTCTTATAATCTTCTAAGGCAAAAGCAGACATTTGGGGGTTGTCTTTAAATTGATGTGCATAATATCTAGCCTTTGCTATTACAACTGTTTTATACATATCAGGAAAAACTATTGCATCATCATGTGAAGATAGTTGTGTAGGTAAATCATAAGCAAAAAACCAAACTTTATAGACTGCATCTGGTATAGGACTTAAACCAAACTTACGTCCGTCTGGACTTCTAATAACAAAATTGGGTTCTCCACCTACAGCTTGATCAGCATCATCAGCGTTTTCTCTAGCCATTCTAAAATCTTTCCACTTCTCTGTGGTTACGAATCTTAAATTTTTAGAAACATAAGGGGCTGATTGACCGCTTACGCCTATAGTTGTTAGATAAAAATTATCCCAATCTATAGAACCATAGTCATCTTTTAAAGCTGAACTTGCTGCTTTTAATTCGTACCATCTAGTTCCTGCGGTAGTTGACACAGCAACATTTCCGTACATAGGATCAGTAGCACCACTTTCTCCTGTAGCCAGAAAAGGCCATTGCGGTTCTTCGTTTACTATATCTAAGTATGCTCTATTAATACAATCTTTAGAATGTGCTTGAATACCAACAGCACTAGAAAAAGTTGAAGAAGTTAAAACAACTTCATTCATCTCTCTGAGTAATTCGTTTGTTAATTGAAGAAATGTTGTTGCCATAATTATTCCACAAGTTCTTTATGATTTGTTGTATTCTTAGACTTGTTAAAAATACGATCATAATTGTCTTTATATTTTTGGGTGTCCTCATTTTGCATATAACGACCCCCTACTTTAATTCGTTTATTAGGATTAAACCTAACAGGATTTTGTTCACTTCCTAATTGTGGCATATTTTATTCTCCATAAAATTAAAGGGGGCATATTTCAGCCCCCAATAATATTTAGTCAATACCATAGAAGGCAGAAACTAATGCTTCGCCACGTAGTACTTTAGCTCCATAAACATGGAGTCCTCGTACTATGTCACCAAAGCTATCAGGATCACGCAACACTTCAGTACTAGTAATAGTCTGAGCAGTTGCAGTAGATGAGATATGACCACCAATACATTTACCTGCTGCATTTGTAGTAGAGGCAATGTTGTTAGTTTTATACATATCAAATCCACGTAACTTACCAGTTGATACTAGTCCATTACGGATTGAACCTTGACCTGCGTTGTAATCAACAGACAGAAGCTTAGAAGAACTTTGAACAAGTACTTCATAAAACTCTGGATTTGCTAAGAACCAACGTCCTTCTTCTGGAACATTTTGCTCATCCAACAAACGTGCCATATGTGAAAGCACATCAATAGGATCATGTTCAGAAGCAGCAAAGCCAATGTCTAGATTACCAGTACCATCAAAAGTACCTGCTGCTAGATCGGTTGCATTATCAGAACCCAAAATATGATTAGGGCTAGATGAGGATACTCCAGAGAACATTGTTGCAATAACGCCCTCATCAAAAGCATCCTTAATTGAATAAGCTGCTGAAGATGCAGCAACGTCACGCCAGTTTACGTGTGACATATTACTTTCAATGTCATCAACTATAAACTTGAAGCCGTTCGCTGTATCAACGACCAAAGTTAATTCTTGGTCAGTGAGCTTAGTCGCAGTTACATCTGCGCCTCTTTCATACTGATAAACAGTAATTTCTGGTTCTTTGATGATCTTTACAGAATCACCATACCCTGTAATTTCACCTGCGTAATCTGTGTTGGTAATTGCTTCCGCAACAGATGACTTCCTAAAGAAATTTAGGACTGTCTTTGAATAGACAGAAGGTAAAAAGAATGAATTATTTTGTCCCGATACGGAATTACCAAAGTTAGCATTGGTATCCGTAGACGGTTCAAAATATTGGTCAGATTGATTATAAGCCATTGTAATATCTCCTCAAAACTTATTTCGCTATTCTGCCTTCTGATAAAGCCAGTTTAATTTCATCTTCATATCGGTCAAACTGATCAATAGACATCTTAGCAATTTCTCTTTCTGTCCAAATTTTAGGAGCTTTCGCATCCACCGCTGTAGTTTTTGTAGACACCATATCGGCGGCAGACCTCTTCTCCTGATTTTTGGACTGCCTCTTTTGTGGTGACTGAGCTATTATACCCTTTTCCATTTTGTAAAGGTCTATAGCACGACTAGCTAAAGTCGCATCACTATTGTTTGAATAAATCCATTTCTGTATATCTTCAGGCTGTGCTTTCGCCCATTCGTGGAAATCATCATTACCCCGTATATCTTCAAAATCGGGGTGATTAGCTCTTAGAACTGTCTCTGCTTCTCGTTTTAAGAGATCGGCTTCACGCTCTTGGATTGCCGATAATTGTTGACGTAGTTCTTGAGTTTGATTCTCACTTTGTAAATGAGCAACAGTCTCAACTGTTTCATACAAGTCTGGATTTTTCGCTTTAAATTTCTCAAGTTCTTCTAAAGTTTTCGGAGCTTGATACTTCGGTGCTTTATCAGCAGCCTCCGCAAGAAGTTCTTGTTCCTTTTGTTTGAACTCAGAAATCCTACTGTCGTAATGTTTCTTTAGATCATCATACCTCTTCTTATAATTAACATCTTTAGAATTTTTAACAAGGGGCTTTTCTGATTCCTCAGAAGGCGTAGCTTGTTGGTCTTCAGATGGTGCGTAGAATAATCCATCAGCATCACCCATTGATGGTCTATCAGGGGTGTGCCAATCTTTCTTTGCATTATAAGGGTTAGGTGCTTTTTCCTCCACAGGATTAGTTTGTGTCTCAGCCATAATACTTCCTCCACGGGGCTTGTAAGTTTTAAAAGGTAGCCATTACAATAAATTATTTGTACAGATAATTTAGTAAGGTGCTTTTACTTCAAGGTAGCCGTTATCGTTGTCTAACATTAAGACTAGGCATCTGATTAGCAGTCATCATTACTTTATTCATGTCACCTGCTAATTCTTCTTCCTCGTCTTTCCTCATTAAACCACCATCATAAGCACGTTCAGCTTCGTCCATAATTGTTTGAAGTCTGTCTGCACCTATTTGATCGGTGGCCTTTTTGGTCATCACAAATTCCCCATCAGATAATCTGGCGGGTATTGAATCTGAGACTCCCGTTCCCGGCCCGGTAACTTCACCAGAGCCAGTAAACTCAGAAGCCGTATCTACAACTTTGTCAAAAATCATACTAAGTTGCGGATCGTTTTCTAGAGCATTCATTAAATACATTTGTTCTTCTTGGTCTAAAGCTTCGTTCATTACGAAATCTACATAATCTTCTTCCATCTGTTCATCTGGAAGTTGTGAAGCTTCTGCTGCTGCCATCTCTTCTGGCGGTATGTTTGGGTATGTGTCTACAGGCATCTCACCGCCCATAGCTTTCTGTTCTCTATTTACAGGAAGGTCAGCAGTATAGGTTCTACCTTCAAATTCAAAAGTATCTGCTCTTACTTCTCTTGCTTCTCTAAAGGCATCTTGAAAAGCAACAGCAGATTCGGAATCTTTTTGATAGGTTGGAAAATCTTCAGGATTAATTCTTTCATCAGGATTAAGTATATCAATATCTAATTCTCCGGCATCTGCCGCTTCTATTAACGATTGTCCTTCATCTGAATCAAGATTATACCCTATGCCTCCTGCTACAACAACTGCTCCTGTCATATCTTGAGCGTAACTAGCTTGTCTTCTAGTTAAAGGTCTTGTAGCTTTTTGAGCCTCATTTAAAGGCTTTATTATTTTCTTTAATAATTGAACTACTGCACCACCGACATAGCCCTGTCTTTCAGGTGGATTCATTATACTACCTCCACCATATTTCTTTTCTTTAGGCGGTTCAGCTACAGCTACAGTTATAGCAATATCGGGAGCAGCTAATAATGCTTTTTGTTTACGTTTTTTATTTCTTCTAGCTTTATTAGTCATCATTAACTCCTGTGTGCTTTCTGTACGTCAAAGTTTGCTGTTGTGCTTGCGCCTTTATGAGCTTTAAACTTACCTGTATGCTTCATTAGTTTATAGCTGCCGTTCTTTTGTTTCATCCAATGATAACCTTTAGGAGCTTTAACTCTCATTTTCTGAATCCCCTTCTATGCTAATTAGCTCAGTTACTATTTTTAACTTTTCTTCTACAGTAGATACTTCTGCTATTAATTTGTCTACTTCTCCTACTAGGTCTGGATGTTCAGGAACACCTACAGAACCTGATAAATAATTATCTATATTTACAGCGTGTACTTGAAGTTCTCCTTCGTACTTAGAAGCTAACGCATTTAATATTAATAATCTCATTTTATTTTTCTTTCTAAGCATTCCATTCTTCTTTCTTCAGCAATCCACTCATTATAGTTTAGGAATCTCTTTTGATGCCTAGACCAAAACTTTCCTATATGTTTAGGTGCTTCGTCCTTTAGCTTCATCAACTTCATCCTTCAACCGCTCTAGGAGTTCCAGAGAATTGATCTTCCCCTGACTGCGGAACATTTCCTGTTCCGATGTTGCCCCCACCAGTACCCGTAACTCCAAGTTCCGTAGGTTGTTGAGGTGTTCCTTCAAGCCCTCCCATGCCTCCTTGTTGCTCGTTAGGAGTGAGAGGCGTTTCGCCAGTTGCTTGTCCAACATTATTTTGCATCCCTATAATTTGAGCCATGATAGCCGCTTCTTCTGGATCGTTGAGTATTTCATCAGGATCAAGATCAAGCGAGTACGCAAGCTCTCCAATGAGTTTATTAATTTTAACAAACGGAGCAATAGCAGGATTTTGAATACTTTGAAGGAAAGTAGTAAGCCGTTGACTTCTTACTTCCTTTTGCATAAGACTTGCTGTACCAGTAGCCTTAACTTCTAAATCTCCTTCCACTCCTAATTGACTTTCAAGAAATTGCATATTCCATTGAAAGTATGCTTCGCCTAAAGGTTTTAAAAGAAAGTCATCAAGGTTTTTAATAACTGTCTTTATGTTTAGTGAAGCTGCTCCAAGTAACATTGACATCCCTGACGCTGTTCTCGTCATGCTTTGAACACCAGTTTGACCATGCGAGTAGCTTGGTATCCCTGTTTGCTCATCTGCTAGTTGTCTAAACTTGTCAAACATCATCATGTTTTCTGTAGATGTATTAGGAAACTTCACACCATTAATAGCTGTACCGGGAACTCCTGCTTGTCTGCGGAATACTTTACCCGGATATATCTCCATTGTTTGACCGCCAACAAGAGCAGTCTCGTCTACATCAAAGACTAATGAACCTGATAATGCAAGATTGTCTATAGCCATACGTGCATGACCATTCATAATCTTTTGAGAGTCATCCATATTCTCAGCTACGCCTATACCAAAAAAGCTATAAGGATTCTTTTCATACGCAAAAGAATGATAAGGAATCCTGTGTGGCGTAAATGGATTAACAACTGCACGTAGTACTTTGCCATTTGAAACCCAAGCATTGATCTGGACTTCATCTAGATCATCTACGTCATCACTTAATTCCATTCCAATTTCTCTAGCATATTCGGCATCCATAATGCCCCAATACTCTAGTACTTCATATTTAGCTGAACCAACATCAGATGATCTATTATCATCTTTCAGTTCATACTCATAATCTTTTTCTACATAGTTTGCCCCCATCTCAAGGCAAGCTCGTATTTGATCTTTATCAAAATAAGGAAGCTTAGATAAACTTCTAAATTGCGAACGATTTAATTTGTGTCTATGAATAACATATTCACATTCATCCATCCCTGTAGCATTAGGGTCTGGAAAGAAATCCCAAATACTTACAAACTCAATTCGGGGTACACGTACTTGTAATGGATTATATGTACGCTCTCCATCTTCATCTGTCCATCTGTTAAGAGTTTTATTAAAATTAAATGGGCCTTTAACAATTCCTGTTCCAAATAAAGATGCCTCAAATAAAGCATTTCTTATTTCACTAGCACCATTAGATTCTTCTATTTGATCGTGTATTAGCTTCTCCATTCTCCTTGCTGCTTTTTGAGCAGGTTTCATTTCAGGAATTTGTGGATTAGCAGAAGCACCTTCAATTAAAGAATCTGAAGCTTGCTTATCTAAATGTCCTTTAAATTTACCAGAACCATAAGTTGCTCCGGGCTTTAAGGTTTTACCATCTCCTTCAAATCCTACATCATAAGGATTCTCAGGAGCTTCTTCTTCCTGTTCTCCCGTACTTGTTTCAATTCCGGGTACAGGATTATTAGTATCAAGGTGTGCTATTTCTGGAACACCTTCAGGTACTTTAGTTTCAGTTACGCCTATAGGAAACTTATTGCCTCCAAAGATAACATCTACTAGCTGACCAAAGGCTGCTAATACTTTTGTCTTAGTTACTTTTACAAAGACTCTAGATTTTTCTGATTCTCTAAATTTAACATTCTTCGGATAAAGACCACGATAATTATGATAAGCGGTCATCCATCTATTTTCATCAGCATCTCTAGCTAATTCAGCAGTAGTAAATCTATCTTCAATAAGTCCTGCAAGTCGGTTATTTAATTCTCCTTCAAGATTTAAATTCATACCTTCTTCATTTTCTACTGCTTCAAAATAGATACCATCTGCATTCTGTATTAAACTATTTTCTTCTTCAGCCATATTAAAACCTTAATGTGTTAAAACCACAAGCGTTACTATTATGGTATAAACTAAATATAGTTCTGGAAACATATAGTAACACCTGTGGTAAAACAGTTATGATCTATTGATCAGGTGTAGCACCTAGATGTAAGTACTCAATTAGATAAGTCACAGTAGTTGCTGCTGTAGCTAAATCAGCACCTATTGGAGTTAATCGTGCATAGAGTGTTCTTGCAGAAGCAGTATACAAAGTAGCTGCTATAACAATAGCTTCACTTGTTGCAGGGCCACCAACAACACCTGCTGTTACACCTGTTCCAACAAAAGCATTAGCTCCATGACCATGTGAATCTTGAATGATATACAAAGGTGCATTAGCTGTCCAAGTTACTGCTGAACCACCATCATCTAAGATAGCTTCTGTTGCAATAAGTTGAGAGCCTCCTGAAGAAGTTCCTAAACTAAAATCTACATCGTTACCGCTTCCACCTGCTGTAACAATATTTCCTGCCGGAACTGCAATAAGACTACGAATTATTGTGTCAGCAGGTTGTGTAAAGCTAACATCAGTATTAGTATCGTCTGTTACTGCAATAGTTCCTGTAGTTACAGAAGTCCAAGAGGTCAGCATATTATCTGCCATTTCTCTTACATCTCCTGTCCTAGCAGAGTTTCTGCCAGTGTCTCTAACTTTATAAACTGGATTTGCCATTGGTTATTTCCTCGCTTGAGTTATAAATTATTTTACTAATAGCCAAACTCACTATCAGCCGGGGTATAAGCCTGTTCCAAATGCAGATTTCTTATTCTACTAAATGAATCTTGTATTCTTGGTCTAGACATTATTAAATAGCGCAGAGCATCATAAGCATGATCCGGCGCGTGTGTATCTACATCTTCAGGGTTTGAACGATCCAGAGGAATACTTTGTAGCTCACGTATCAGGTTAGGACAAGTGTTAAATATTTGTAATCGTGGCCTACCGCTTTGTTGCACTTTTAAGTATTCGTGGATTTGTACTTTACCTTGTATCCGATTCTTATCAGCCCTTCGTAGCTTATGACCTGCACGAACAAGAGATTCACCTACTGTTGGGCCTGTTGTTCCGGTCTTAGCCCACGCTGCCGTGTCTAAAACCCCTTGAACAGAATACGGATCGTTTAACTCCATTTGAGTTATTTTATTTCCTAAGTCTTCTCCTGTCAACCCCTTCTGGTATAATTCTCTATAAATAATTAAAGTACCATCTGATGAATCAACTGCTCCCCATATACAGGAACTTTCAGAAGCATAGCCGTAGTCAATACCTTTGATACGCTCCCAAGAGATAGGTATCTCAAAAGGAGTAATAACGTGTACATCTTGTTCAAATTCCGTAAAGGCTGCGCCTTCATTAACATCCCAATTACCTTCTAGTAATTGTTTTCGCTGAGTTGGCGGTAAGGCCATCAGCATTTCTTCATATCTTCCATCTTCAGCTAAATATGGATTATCATCTAATCTAGCCGGAATAAACTTTCTAGTTAGATTATCGCCACCTGTAAACGATTCATTAGGTGGATAAGGATCAACATATCTTTTCTTAACCCATGTAGCACCTACACCACCCGGATTTGCTGTACACCGCATATAGGGTACTATCTCAGGGTCGGTCGTTCTTAGGCGAGAAGCGAGATAGTTCCACCCAAACTCAGTTGGTAAATGAGTAATCTCGTCAAAACCAATCCAAGAATAGGCTTGGCCCTGATACCGATAGACATCAGCATCTCGCTCTAAGAAGCCGAACTCTACTTTAGCTCCACTAGGGAAGTTCCAAAGTTTCTCAACTTCTTTATACTTACAGCCCGGAAAGGCTTTCGGGTATAATTCTCTACTCTTATCTATTAGTTCTCTTAGCTCTGGCATTGAGCGCCTAAGTATTAACGCTCTGTGTGCTGC